TCATCGTTGTTGACAGTCATGTCTGTGTCGGCAGGATCAAGTGTGTAAGGAATCCAGCCGTGGACAGGGTGTTCGATCTCGCAGTCAATGCGTGTGTCGTCGATGTATTTTGCGTTGCGATAGTTCATGTTAGGAAATCCTCACGAATAATGTCAATACATAGTAAGCTGAAACAGGGCTGTGGTAGCCCATCGCACGCCATGTACCGCTAGGGGAAGACCCGTTAGTGCCAGTTTTTAGTGTTGTTCCAGTGTTACCAAGCCCAGTGCTTGATCCAGCCGCTACCAGAGAGGAACCTGCATATGTAGAGCCTGCGAAGACAGGTGAACTAATTGCAGTATATCTGAAAAAACCGTAAGTACCGACAGAATCATACGCAGTCGGCGGAGAAGTATCAATCCCAGTTAAAGCCGAGCCATCAATAGCTGGTAGAGCGCCTGTCAGGTTGCCAGCGGTTAAAGCTGTAACGGCCGAACCATCAATGGCAGGAAGAGCACCAGTCAGATTGCTGGCATCCAGAGCACCATCAAACTCAGTGGCTGTGACACCTGCTGTTCCGTCTAGTGTAATAGCCATCTTAGATTACCACCCATCTTCCGCCAGTCTCGACTGTAACCGTGACACCAGCATTGATGTCGATTGGGCCTGTCGTCATGGCATTTGTTGTTGCTGATACGGTGTAGTTGGTTGTAACAACCTGTCCGTTCTCAACGAATATCTTATCTGTGCCACCACCTGTGGCTCCAGCAGAAGCATCAACCCAGTCGTAGTCTGAGCCTGTCCAAGCTAGAACCTGATCAGTTGTGGCTGTGCCTGTGTTCAAGTGTGTGTCTACGTCTGCATCAGCATAGCCTGCGGGAACTGTAGCCCAGTCATAGTCTGAACCATTCCATGACAGATACTCACCTGTCGTTGCTGTACCTGTGTTCAGGTGCGTGTCTACATCGGCATCACCATAACCAGCAGGGATACCTGTGAGGTCACTGTAAGCGCCTGTAGTGGCCACTGTGGCGAGGCTTGGTGTGCCTGACAGATCACTGTAAGCACCTGTTGCAGCTACTGTTGCAAGGCCAAGGTTTGTGCGAGAAACCGCAGCATCCGCAAGGTCTGACAGATTGTTGTTGGCAAGCAAGGCTCCTGAAAGGGAAGCATAGGCTGCAACCCATGTTGAACCTTCGTAAACTTTCATAGCACTGTCTGTAGTGTTGAAGTACAAAGCACCAGCTACGAGAGGATCACCATCATTGTCTACCGTAGGGTCTGACGCCTTCTGACCCAAGTAACGATCATCAAAGCTGTCCAAGGCTGCGAGGGCTGCATCAGAAGCAGCCGATGCTGTAGTGGCTGAATCTGCCGCTGCCGTAGCTGATGAAGCTGCATTGCTTTCGCTCGTCGCAGCATTGCTTGCAGAGGCCGCTGCTTCAGATGCTTTCGTTGTGGCTGTCGTTGCCTCACTTGCAGCAGTAACGGCAGAGGCAGCAGCATTAGTTTCAGCGGTCTCTGCGTTGGTCTCTGCTAGCTCAGCGGCAGTCTGTGCGGTTTGAGCGGATGTGGCGCTATTGGCGGCAGAAGTTGCAGATGCGGCGGCGGCAGCGGCCTCATCGTCAGCAGCGAGGATTTCAGCAATGTTATCCGCAATGGTCGCAATGTCGTTTGACAGCGGGCCAGCCTCAACATCGCCAGTCGTTGAGTTAAATGCCAATACCCGACCCTTGCGGTCGCTGGTAAGAAGCATAGAAGGAGCAACCTCACTGTCGCTCAAGTGGATTGTGCGATCCACTTTATTGTCCAGATCAGCAACCTGAGCAACAATCGTATCAAGCTGCTCATTAAGAGCTGCTCGGTTAATGTCTTGGCCGGCCACGAAGTCGGTCACACGCTCAAGTGATACATGGCGGACCAATGTAACAACACTGCCACCAGAAGCGCCAGTAACCTGTTGCACATCAGGTGGAGTAGCAGTCACAAAGGTCAGAGTGCCTGTTGAGCCATCACCGCCAGTCAGCGTGTAGTCTAGGCCTTCAGTTTTAAGCACGCCATCAACGTAAATGTAGACATTGCTGTCCTCAAAAAACTCAAAAGGAACGCTGAAGACGGTTTGAGTTACGCCTTCAGCGATTGAGTAGTTAATGCGTGGATTGTTGTCCGATACATCAATGGTCATGCTTCACCTCTTTGCATCAATTTGCATAAAGAGAGGCAATCCATCAATGCACAAAACCACTAGGACAAGTTAGTAGCGCCTAAATCCAGAAGGCCCATCGAGCTCATCCTCGATAGCGTTGGTCATGTTATTGACCAAGCCCTTGATGAACCACAATCGAGCAAAAGGCATATTGCGGATAAGCTCCTTTGTTCCCTCACCCACATTGCCAGTTACTAGATCGTAAGCGCCTCTTGTGATGTCAGCACCGATGCTTGGGCCAGCACCAAGAAGGCCAGTCGCAGCATTAATAGTGTCTGGCTTCTGCGGGAAGCGTGGCTGCAATACATCGCCAGTAATGTTTGGTCCGCCAAGCGCTAGAGAAGTGGACATGGCCGTATAGAACATATCCGAGTAAAGCGCAGCTACACCTGAATAATCAAATGAGCGAGCAAACTGATCTTCAAATTCCATGTCAACGAAGTCAGGTGTCTTCATTTGCAGAACCATATATCCAAGACCCATAGAAATCGCAGTGCCGATATACTGGTTCTTGAGTTGGCCATGAGCCATAGCCGCAGTTGTCTTGTTCACCGCAGCGAGAGAGTAGCTGTAGAACTGGAACGGCAAGCCAAGAAGGCCATTCTCAATGCGAGCATAGCCCTTATACTTCGGGTCTTCCTTCATGCCGAATTGCTTGGCAACACGCATTGGAATGTAAACAATACCGTCCGTAATGATTGGCTTATCGGCAGGTGTCCCCATGAGGATTGTATTCATAACACCAGAGCTTAGAGCCGATCTGAACGTCTCGACAGTTTCAGGTGCAACCCGTGCCTGTTTTTCAATCTCAGCAACAGCCATATCGTTAATAGCATTCTCATAACCCGCCTTATCAATAGCAGCGCCTTTTGAGTTTACCTCAAAGCCTAATTGCTGTGGCCGATTGATTGAGTGCATGATCTCGTGCATCTTGATAAACGTGACGTAATCTTCTGGAGAGTTAATGATACCCTCCTTGATTGGCTTCACGCCTTCTACTCGAGGGTTTTCCCAGCCACGATCCTGCCACATCACATCCTTGATGTATTCCTCATCAATGCGAATAGTGTTTGTCTTCTCATTGTAAAACGCTGGCTTGTATCTGTTGCCAGCATATGAGTCAGTTGGGCCTGAGATAATGTCAGCCTTGGTCGCAGGGAACTCAATAGTATTGGTCCAAGCCTCTGTGTTGGCCATATACATTCCAGACTCAGACTTTTCCCAAGGCGCATTTGCAATAGCCTTTGCTCGATCGGCATCAATGCCATAACGAGCAAGGTATTCCGTCTCCATCTTGCTTGCCTTGCCTTGTGTTAGGCGAACCGAGTAATCAATCAGCGTGTGGCTTCTCAGCATCCCGTCAAAATCTTTGAGGATACGAGTAATAGGAGCAAGACCGTTCAGCAGGTAGAAGGCATCTTTTGCCTTGTCCATAACTGTATTGGTCATTGGATTGTTAAGATCATCAACGAGACGCAGGTGTGAACTTCCGCTCAATATCTCCAAGCTTTCACCAGCAATGCGAGTTTCCTTGGCCCCCATACGAAGCTGATTGCTTTTAAGCACAGAGAAAAGACCCTTGATGCTTCGGCCAATACCGTGCTCCATCATGATCTTGGCTGGTTCTGTAATCGTAGAAATACCAGCAGACCCAAGATAGTTTAGTTGCGCCAAGTCACGCAGAACACGTGATGTCTTTTGGCTCGCTGTATCTGGGCTACGAAGCACAGTCCCGAGCACTCGATCATGCAGGTGGCGAATATCCTTCATGGCAGCGTAAGCCTGATCAGGTGTTCCACCAGCCTCCATAATATCATTAAAGGTATCATCGAGAACGTCATCAATAGACTGGCCATTGAACTTGCGAGAAAACTCATAACGAGGGGCAGTGCGGTGAACATAAGCCTTCATGACGTTTGTTGGGTTCCGCTCAATGAAGTCTATAACACGTGAGTTTGGAATATCTAAAATGCGGCGCTGCATATGCTTTGGAACACCAGCACTCAAGTATGCAGCATCAGGATCGAGCGTATCAATTTCATTCATAATGGCAGCGATTGTTTCGTCGGCACGGTATGAGATTGACTCGGGGTCGGACGCCAACGTAATGCGCTCAAACTTCCCAGTCTTTTTGTTAAAAGAGTTAATTGTTGGGCTTTCCCGATACCACGACTCGATTGCTTCCTTGAACTCGGCTGTACGCTCTTTAATAGCAGTGCGATTCCAGTAGCGTGGGCGGTATGGCTCATCACCCTTGGGCGAGATTGGCCCTTGCTCCTTAAGTATTTCAATCTCTGCTTTGGCTCCGTCAAGCTCATCACCCAAGCGTTTTAGCTGACTCTCAAGATTGCGGCGATAATCAGCATCTTTGGTGCGCTCAAGGCGTTTCTGGATAGTCTCAATTCTCCGCTCACGATCAACAGCGGCGTTTCTGGATAGTCTCAATTCTCCGCTCACGATCAACAGCAAACTTCTCATAATATGCACGATTGCCGATTGAGCCCTGCTCATTAAGGCGCGATTCCCACTTGCCATAAAACTTGTTCAGGCTCTCCATGGCTTGAGCCTCGAAGTCATCAGCGGGCTCAATCTTCTGAATTGCTTTGCGGTCCACTTCAGCAAGCCAAGTGTCAAAGTCAGCACGCTTCCACATATAATCCATGGGAGCAGTGACGCCTTCACCTGTAGATTGCCCCCAGATTTTTTTCAGATCATCGTGAGTGCGAACCCACTCACCCTCATAGAGCTTGGCTCCTTGATACACAGAAGGCTCAAGGGCTTGGCCCTTCTTGTTGCCAGCCAGCAGAACACCAGCATCATTGGCAATCTTGAGTGTTCTCAGCTTTACACTGTTCGGAATCTTGTCGCTCGTAAGGATACGCTTCATAGGCGTTGTGACGCCCTTGTAGAGCCATGAGTCAGTGAACAGGCTAGGTGCTATGCTGGCATCAAACTCTGCCCCCTCAATCGGCTTTATGGCATCCTCGAGGTTTTTGATTTCAATCTCAACATCTTTCTGAGCCTTAATTCGTCGAGCGGCAGGAATGGATGTTAATCCCCCAAGCGCAGTGCCAATGAGGAATGCAGAGCCAATGTTGATTGCCGTTTCTGAAGTTGTGCCAAGCGGATC